CCGCAACGGGAATTTGGTCCGCCATTTACGATAGGCTTGGCGTAGTAGGTGATAGCAATGGGTAGAGGAAGAAAAACACAGGACCGAAGCGGCTGGATGCGTCCGGGTGGACCGCTGCCAGCGAAAGCGCCGGGACTGAAAGCGGACGAGCAGAGGCATTACAAATGGCTGATAGGAGCGATGGCCGCACTGGGCGTGGGCGGTCGGTCGGATCTGCTGAGCGTCAAGCTGGCAGCGCGGCTAACCGCCAGGTGCGAGCGGCTGCAGTCGGAACTGGACGAGCTCGAAAGCAGCACGGTCAGGAACGCGGCAGGCGGCGTGGTGATGCACCCGATCTACGCCGAGCTGGGAAGGTGCGAGAGCCGGCTGAGGGACTGCCTGTGCGGCCTGTACCTGAGTCCGAGAACCCGAGGCACGACCCGCCTGCCGGCGGAAAGCCAGTCCGAGGCGGTCGGCGGCGACGAGACGCCGGCGGCGCTGCTCAAGATTCTCGGCTGAGCCTGGAGGCGGCCAAGCGTGTCGCGTTGTTCTCCGCCTCGCTGAAGCACATCAAAGGCGAGCACGCCGGGATGCCGTTCATCCTGGCCGACTGGCAGTGGCGGGACATCATCAAGCCGTTCTACGGTACGCTGCGACCCGATGGTCTGCGGCAGTACCGTGCCATGCCTATCGCTCTGGCACGCAAACAAGGCAAATCCACGCTGGCGGCCATGCTCGGCCTCTATCACCTGTTTGCCGATGGCGAGCAGTACCCGGAAGTGATCTGCGCCGCCGGCAGCCGTGACCAGGCATCTATCGTCTTTGATACCGCCGCGGCCATGGTCCAGAGCTGTCCGGCGCTGGCCAGCCGGTGCACGGTGCTGCGCAAGGAGATCGTCAAGAAAAGCGGCGGGTTTCTCCGATGTGTGGCCGCCGATGGCCGGCTTCAGCATGGGTTGAATGCGTCCTCGATCATCGCGGACGAGGTGCATGTCTGGCCAGATCGTGAGCTGTATGAGGCGCTGACGACCTCAGTGCTGGCACGCCGCCAACCGGCAGTCATCATGATCAGCACCGCCGGCTTCGACCGGGAAAGCCTGTGGTTTGAAATCTACAACCGTGGCAAAGCCGTGGCCGAGGCGCGCAAGTCTGGCCAAGAGCTCGACGAGACGATGCTGCCGGTGATCTACGAGGCACCGCCGGATGCCGACTGGCGACTCGAAAGCACTTGGAAAGCAGCCAACCCCGGTTACGGAGTGAGTGTAAAGGCCGACTATTTCCGCCAAAAGGTCAACGAGGCCTTGGCATCGCCTGCTGAGGAGCAGAGTTTTCGCCGGCTGCACCTGAACCAGTGGACGGAAAGCAGCACCCGGTGGCTGAATATGGAGCGCTTCGACGCCTGCGCTGCGCCGCTGCCTGACCTGAAAGGCCGAGCCTGCTGGGCCGGCCTCGATCTCAGCAGCACGCAAGACTTGAGCGCCTTGGTGCTGGCATTCCCCTACGACGACAAGATTATTCTCAAGCCGTATGCCTGGGCGCCAACCGGCGCAGTCAAGGAACGAGAGCGCCGCAACAAGCAGCGTTACGACCAGTGGGCCGCCAAGGGTTACCTGAATCTGATCGATGGCGAAGTGATCGACTACGCCGAGATCAAGGCGCGCATTCTGGCGCTTGCCAGCGAGTACCGCATTCGAGAGATCGCCATCGACCGCTGGAATGCGGCGCAACTGGCGCAAGAGCTGCAGCAGGAAGGCCTGACCGTGGTGGCGTTTGGCCAAGGCTATGCCAGCATGTCGCCTGCAGCCAAGGCCACCGAGTCGCTCATCCTGCAAGGCCGGCTGTGGCACGATGGTCACCCGGTGCAGCGCTGGTGCTGGGGGAATGCGGTGATCGAGAGCGACAGCGCTGGAAACATCAAGCCGAGTAAGAGCAAGAGCACCGAGAAGATTGACCTGTGCATCGCCGGCATCATGGCCGTGGCGCGTGCGCAGCTTGGCGAGGTGACTGGCAGCAGCGTCTATGAATCCCGTGGGTTGGGCATGCTGTGATTAGCCTGGCGGACCTGCGGCAGTCTGGCGAACATGACTGCGGACTGGTCGCCGTGCAGGTGGTGCTGCGGCATTTGCGCCGCCGGCCAAAGCCGCATCAATTCGGCATCCTCAACTGCAACAGCATCGACGGCACCGACCCACGCGCCATCGAGGCGTTTTTTCGCAGCATCGGCTGCCATGTGCTGGCCGGCAGCATGGCGTGGACCGACCTTGAGCAGTTCACCACCATCAGCAGGCCGGTCATCTGCCTGACCACGCCGGCGCATGGCATCGGTCACTATGTGGTGGTGGCTGGTGTGCAGGCATCTACCGTGCACTACCAGTGCAGCACTGAGGGACCGTGCCGTTCTGGCAAGCGCACATGGATGCGCTCCTGGCATGAGGTGGACCGGCTGGGTGCCATCTATCACCAGTGGGGTATCTGCGTCTGGCGCTGATCGTGTAGCCACTCACTCACAATTGAGGAATGGCCAATTTCATCACGCGATGGTTCGGCTCCCGCCACAAGACCATGGGCAGCAGCCTGCGGGATCCGGCGCTGATCGACCTGCTCGGCGGACGCATCACCGAGGCAGGTGTGCGTGTGGACGAATCCACCGCTCTCACCTGCGCCACGGTGTGGGCTGCGGTGCGGGTGATCTCCGAAGGCGCCGCCAGCCTGCCGCTCATCACCTACCGCCGGGATAGTGGCACCCGCGAGCGAGCCACCGACCATCCGCTCTACAACCTCCTGCATGACGAGCCGTGCCCAGGCATCGGGTCGCTGGTGTGGCGTGAAGCGCTATTTGCGCATGCGCTGACCTATGGCAACGGCTACGCAGAGATCGAGCGCCGAGCCAGTGACGGCATGCCGGTGGCGCTGTGGTTGCTGGCACCCGAGCGGGTTGAGCCGTACCGCGAGATCGATGGCAACATCTATTACAAGGTCACCCAACCCAAAGGCGGCCATGTCACGCTACCGGGTGCGAATGTCATCCATTTGCGTGGTCTCGGTGGCGATGGCGTCATGGGTTACAGCGTCATTCGCACCGCACGGGAAAGCCTCGGCCTGACCATTGCGGCGCAGCAGTTCGGTGCCAAGCTGTTCGGCACCGGCGCAAGGCCATCTGGTGTGCTGGAGCACCCAGGCAGGCTAAGCGATGACGCACGGCAGCGCCTGCGTGCCGACTACGAGCGGCTGCACTCCGGCCTCGATAATGCGCACCGCATCGCCATTCTCGAAGAGGGAATGAAGTGGCAGGCGCTTGGCGTGCCGCCGGATGATGCGCAATTTTTGCAGACTCGGCAGTTCCAGGTGGCCGAGGTGGCTCGCTGGTTCAATGTGCCGAGCTCCAAGCTGCGGGACAACACCGGCCAGACCTACAGCAGCATCGAGGCGGAAAACCAAGCGTTTTACACCGAGACGCTCAGGCCGTGGCTGATTCGGTTTGAGCAGGAGCTCAGCATCAAGCTGCTGAACACCGTGGAAAAGCGCGAGTACTACTTCGAGCACCTCATCGAAGGCCTGCTGCGTGCGGATGTGAAAACACGCTTTGAGGTCTACGCACTCGGCAAAAACTGGGGTATCTACTCCACCAATGAAATACGGGAGCGGGAAAACCTGCCACCTATCGAAGGTGGTGATGTATTCCTGCAGCCGCTCAACATGCAGCCACTGGATGCGCCGGCGGGTCCGTCTGCGCCATCAGCCACCCCGGCGCTGGCCCCCGCGCCTTCGCCCAGCGCAGACTCCACCCCTGCCGGCGCCGGGGACACACCCACACGCAAACGAGGAGGCAGTAATGCAACTCGAAAAAAGAACTAGCAGCCTGGAGCAAGACGGCGGCAAGCTGGTCGGCTACGCCGCGGTCTATGCGCCTGCCACCAGCGAAGACCTCGGCGGCTTCAAGGAGCGCATTCACCCAGGCGCTTTTGACGCATCGCTGGAAAAGAACGCCGACATCCGAGCGCTTTGGGACCACAACACCAGCCAGCCGCTGGCACGCACCACAAACGGCACGCTCAAGCTGGCCAGCGACAAGCGCGGCCTGCGGGTGGAGATCGAGCTGCCGGAAGGCGTCAGCTACGCCGACGACCTGCGCCAACTGGTGCGCAGCGGCGTGGTGAACCAGATGAGTTTCGGCTTCATGGTCCCGCCGGGTGGCGACACCTGGGAGAAGGACGAGGAAGGCAACGCCGTTAGGACGCTGCACAGCATCGACCTCCACGAGGTCAGCGTGGTCAGCATCCCGGCCTACCCGGACACCACTGTCGCTTTGCGCGGCCTGCGGCAGATGGACTTTGAACAAAGGCGTGCGCGGTGGCTTGCATCGCACGGTCATCGTGCTGCCAAGGAATTAGGTTTTCAATCACTCAGAGGAAATCAAATGAACCGAATTGAAGAGCTCAAGAAACTGACCGAGGAGCGCGCTGCGCTGGTTGAGCAAATCCGCGCGCTGACTCCCGAGGAGCAGGCGCAAATGGATGCGCTCACCCAGTCGGTGACCGACCTCGATGCTCGGGTGGCCGCCATCGAGGAGGCCATGGACTTTACTCCTGCCGAGGATCAGGTCGAAGAGGAAAACGCCGGCAGCGCTGGTCAGGCTGTCGAGGCTCAGAGGAAATTGGATGAGGTCGGCGCGCGTTGTGCCAGCCTCTTGGAGAAGCTGGAAAAGCAAACCACCAGGAGAAGTGCGCCGATGGACATCAAGGTTCCCTACGCTGTCAAGGATCTGAACGACAAGGCGTGGCACAACGACCGGAAGCTGGCCATGCGCGGCTGGTTCCTCGAAGGCAACGGTCGCGCCACCGACAAGCACCGCGCCGCCGCCGAGCGCATTGGTGTGAACCTGCGCAGCCGTGACTTCAATGTGAACCTGTTCTCTGAGGCTCCCCGCAGCCGTCAGGATCTGGAACAGCGTGGCACCGGCACCCAGGTGGCCGGCACCGGCAGCCTTGGCGGTTTCACGGTTCCCACCGTGCTGGTTGAGCGCATCGAGAAGGCGCTGCTCTACTTCAACCCGCTGCGCGAATTTGCCCAGGTGCTGCGCACCGAGTCTGGCGAGGCGATGCAGCTCCCCACCAATGACGACACCGGCACCAAGGGTGAGCTGTTGGCTGAGAACGGCTCGGTCACCGTGGCTGACACCGCCTTCGGCCAGATCACGCTGAACGCCTACACCATGAGCTCGAAGGCGCTCAAGGTGAGCTGGCAGCTTCTGGAAGACAACGCCGTCGATCTGGAAGCCTACATCGGCGACCTGCTCGGCGAGCGCCTCGGTCGCATCATGGCCGACTACGCCGCCACCGGCACCGGCTCCAGCCAGCCGCAGGGTATCGCTGCCAGCACCGCCGGCAAGACCACTGCCTCGGCGACCGCCATCACATCGAGCGAAATCCTCGATTTGATCCACAGCGTGGACATCGCCTACCGGCAGGATCCTTCCTGCGCCTTGGTGATGCACGACAGCGTGTGGCTGTATGTGCGCAAGCTGGTGGACAGCAACGGCCAGCCGCTGTTCCAAGAGTCTTACCGCATCCCCGGCGAGATTCGCGTGCACGGCTTCCCGGTTGTGATTTCCAACAGCCTGAACAGCGCCATCACCACCGGCCTCAAGACCATGGTTTTCGGCGCCATGAACAAGTTCCTTATCCGCGATGTGGCCAACATCCGCATCCAGCGGCTGGACGAGCTCTACGCCGCCAACGGCGCCGTAGGCTTCCAGGCATGGGCTCGCACCGACAGCAAGATTCTCGCCTCCGGCGCGATCAAGCACATGGTGCAGGCCTAAGTCTGACTGAGTCCACGCGGAGCGAGGTAAACGGCGATGAAGATCCAGATGCTTGAATCGATCAGCGGACCAACCGGCACCTACCGTGCCGGCGAAATCTGGGACCACCCGGATGCCGAGGATGCGCTGAGGATCGTTGCCGCAGGGTTTGCCATCCGCGTGGACGATGTGGAAGAGGCTCCGGCGTCCAAACTGGAGACGCCGGAAGCCAAGCAGGCCAGCAAGCGGAGCAAGCGCTAGTGGCTTTGAAAGTACTGACTGCCGCAACGGTGGAGCCAGTGTCGCTTAGCGACATGAAGCTTCACCTGCGCGTTGACCACAGCACCGACGATTCGCTCATCTCGGCGCTGATTTCGGGTGCGCGCGATTATGTCGAGCGGCACACCCGGCGCACGCTGGTGCACACAACCTATCGGCAAACCATGGACTGGTTCCCCGATGGTCCGATTGAGCTGCTCCGTGGTCCGGCGACCACCACGGCGGTTGGCGGCAGCTACAGCTACGCCATGCCACGCATACGGTACTACGACATCAACGGCGACCTACAAACCATGACGCACGCCGGCGGCGACTTCGAGCTTGATCTCGACAACAACCCGCCACGGCTGCAGCTAACACCCATGGACACCTGGCCAAACACCGAGAACGGCAAGGCCAACGCCGTCGAGGTGGACTTTGTGGCAGGCTTTGGCGCTGCTGCTGCCAGCGTGCCGGCGCTGCTGGTGCAGTGTGTCAAGCTGCTGGTCGGCCACTGGTACGAGAACCGTTCAGCGGTTCAGCCAGGCTTTGGCGGCGAAGTGCCGCTGGCGGTCGATTCCATACTGAAGATTTACTCGGCGGGTGATTACCAGTGATCATCGGCGAGCTGAGGCACCGTCTGGCGCTGCAGTCGGCCACCGACAGCACGGACAGCTACGGCCAGCCGACACGCTCCTGGACAACCTACGCCACGGTCTGGGGGAAAGTGCTGCCGGTCACAGCCGGCGAAAGCCAACTCGCCAACCAGCAGCAGGCCGACATAACCCACCGGATCACCATCCGCCACCGCGCCGATGTGACCGCCGAGCACAGGATCCTGTTCGGCAGCCGCACGCTCAACATCCGCGGTGTGCGGGATCTGGAGGAGCGAGGCATCGCTCTGGAGATCGATGCGGAGGAAAACGGCTAATGGCAGGCAGGCGTGACTTGCACCTGTATTTGGCCGGAGCCAATGAGCTCATTCAGGCTTTGCAGGAAGCCAGCAAGAAAATCAATCCGGCTTTGCGCAGGGTGGCAAGAGCTGCGACAACTCCTGTGCTTCAGTCAGCAAGGCAACTGGTTCCAGCTAGCCGCAAAAAGGTCTTGTATCAAGGCAAGAAAGTTTTCCGTTACGGAACCACCGGCCAACTCAAGAAAAGCCTTGGCTACCGCGTGACGACCTCCAAAAAAACAGGAGCCGTTCATGCCGTAGTCGGTCCTCGGCGTGGTTTTAAGATCATGGCATTCAAGGCTTATCACAAGCCAAAGCGCGGCGTTGATGCGCAGCGCAATGTGCTGGTGCCGGTCAATCCTACCTATTACAGCCATCTCATTGAGAAAGGTTTCACAGCCAAGCTTTGGCGTTCTGGAAAGCTTCGGCCAGTGCCGGCAAAGCCTTTCCTTGGTCCAGCATTGAATGCAAACAAGGACCAGATTGAAGAGATAACCGCAAGAATTCTCACGGATGAGATTATCAAGACAATGCCTAGGAAGGCGGCGTTTTCATGAGTGTTCTCGGTCAGGCTGTCCGCACCTACCTGACTGGCTACGCCGGCTATTCCACTTATTTGCCTGGCGGAATCTCACCGGACCAAACCGGCCAAGGCAACACCAGCCAACCCTATGCCGTCTACCAGTCGATCAGCCGGCAGCGGCAAAGGACCACCGGCGGCGCCGTGGTGGCAACAACGGAGCGTGTGCAGGTCACTGTGGTGGGTGAGACGCGCGGTAGCTCACAGGCTACAGCCAACTGGATAGCCACCGCCATCGCGGCATCTCCCAGCCGACAGACCATTGGCAGCCTGTTTCTGCACCAATGGCGTGTCGAGGACGAGGCAAGCACCAACGAGATCTATCAGGACGGATCGGACGAGTCAGCACGCATAATCTCCATTGAGATTGTCGGCACTTACGCAGAGTGAAGGAGTGAACCATGGCCGTAGTTCTCCCCCTTGGGACCACCGCAACCCTGACGCCGGCAACCGGAACGGCGATCACCTTGAACTGCCTCAGCGTGACTGGAGCCACCCGCTCGGTCGCCATGGCTGAAATCACCGCGCTTTCGGATTACACGCTGAAGCGTTTGCCGAGCCGAGTGGATCCCGGCACCGTCAGCTTCGAGCTGTATCTGGAAGACACGGCAACAGCCACCAATCCCTTGAAAACGATCAAGGACTGGCAGGCCACCGTCACAGGGTCCAGCATTGGTTACAACAGCGTAACGCTGAGCCTGAATTTCCCAGGCTCAACCATTGACGCGCTGATCAGCTACCAAGGCTACATCAGCGAAGTGACCGACCCGACCGTGGGTGCCGGTGACGATGCGCTGCGTTTCACGGTGACCATGCAGGTAACCGCAGTCTGATGAGGGTGGGCGATGAGTTTAAGTAGAGATGAGATTCTCGCCAAAAAAGGCGGGAAGGTGGTCGAGGTCACGGTGCCGGAATGGGGTGGCACCGTGCATCTGCGGGAGATGACGGCGGCGGAGCGTGACGCATTTGAGCAGGCCAGCCTGGACAAGTCTGGCACCGCTCGTCTGATCAACATCCGCGCGCGTCTTGCCAGCATTTCCATCTGCGACGATTCTGGCAAGCGCCTGTTTTCCGACAGCGACATCCACCTGCTGGGTGAGCTGCCGGCATCGGCGCTTGACCGCATCTTCGATGCCAGCATGCGCCTGAACAAGATCAGCAAGGCGGATGTGGACGAACTGGAAAAAAACTAAGAAGCAATCCAACGCGAAGGATTCTCTTTGCGTTGGCCGGCCACCTCGGCATGACGGTGGCGCAGCTTGGCGACTGCATGACCAGCACGGAACTGTCGGAGTGGGCGGCGCTGCTGGCCGTTGAGCCGTGGGGGCCGTACCGGCTGGACCTCCTGAACGCCATCTCTGCCTATGCCAGCGCTGCGCCGTGGTGCAAAGGCACCAAGGTCAGCGACTGGATGCCGCGCTTCGATGGCGGCAAACCAACGGATCAGACCTCGATGCTGGCATACTTGAAGGCATTGGGAGGTGTGGTGCATGGCGACCATCAGCAGAATGGCGATCAACCTGGCATGGGAAGGCCAGGAAGCTGAGGCCGGTTTAGCCAAGACTTCCAACCTGCTCAAGCAGACAGGCATCGCCGCTCTGGATGCCGCCAGCAGTTTCTCGCAGATGATCCGCTCCAAGGTCGAACAGCTCGGCCTTGATAACAGCCAAATCCGCAGCTTGTCAAAACTCTCCGAGCTCGACCAGGAGCGTGCACTCGCACGCATGGAAGAGGAAAAGAATCTGCGCTCGATGTCCAAATCGAGCCAGTTGCTTTACGAACAGATGTTGGCACAGGCTGATGAGCAGGCCGCCGCTGATGAAAAGGCTCGCGCTTCGGCCAAGTCTCGCGCCGAAATGCTGTCCAAGATGACGCTGCTTGAAAAGGATCTCCTGTTTGCCAAGGAGAAAGAGCGCGCGCTGCTGCTGACGATGACGCCAGAGCAGCAGAAGGCCTACGAGCTGAACAAGGCCAACGCCGAGAAAGTGCGAACCGAAGCCGAGCAGCGGCAGAAGATGCTGGAAAGCATGAGCGCTCTGGACCGCCGGCGCTTTCTGGAAAAGGAAGCCAGGGAAAAGGCCATCCTTGGCATGACTGAAAAACAGCAGCTCGCCTTTGAAAAGGCGGAAAAAGACAAACTAGAGAAGCAACGCAAGGCCGACCGCCTTGCCGCCATGTCGTTCATGGAACGCATCAAAGAGATGCTGAAAGGCATGAATGACCTGAAGGCCACCATCGAGATGATCCGTGGGATCATGAATCTAGCCTTTGCCATTCCACGCTCGATTGTCAGCGGCCTGTCGGGTGTTCTCAAGCTTGGCGGCGAGCTGGAGACCACCCAGATTCAGATGGGTGCGTTGGTTGGCAACTTTGAGGCTGGCGCCAAATCCCTGGAAAACCTGCGCCAGATCACCCGCGACATGGGTGTGCCGATGCAGGAGCTGGTCGGCGGATTCCGCGATCTGGTTTCTGCCGGCCTCAATGCGCAGGATGCCGAGAAACTGCTGCGTACCTTCAGCAAACTGGCGCCGCTTCTGGGTCAAGGCGGCATTGGCCAATTGTCCAGCGGCATCGGTGCCATGGCTCAATCTGGCGTGGCCGAACGGTCAGCGCTCGATGCGATGCAGCGCTCGGGCCTGCAGGTGTACGAGCAACTGGCGCAGAAGCTGACCAACATCACCGGCACCGCCTATACCGTGCGGGATGCCATGAAGGCGGTAGAGCAGGGGGGTGTGCTGGCCAGCACGGCCATTCAAGCGATCCAGCAGGCGGCCAATTCACCCAAGGCCATCGAGGCTGCGCAGCGCATCAGCAACAGCCTAGAAGGCCAGCTCGGCAGACTGCGTGAAGGATTCACCGAGCTGCTGCGGGATGTTGGCGATGGTTTGCTGAAAGGCTTGGATGTGCAGGCCTTTGTCGCTTCACTGCGTGGCGTGTTTGAGGCGATCACGCTGATTGTTCGCAGCATTGTCGATATGTTCATGCCGATTCTCGACCCGCAGCAGCGTGGCGATGCCTTGGAAGCCACCTTTAAAAAGGTGCGGGATCTGGCGCTCGATGCCTCCGAAAAGTTTGCCAAGATGGCTGTCGACATCAAAGCGGCTTTCGATGCCTTGTTTGCTCGCATTCAGGCTGAAATCAACAAGCTGATGGCTCGGCTGGAATTCGGACCAGTCGGCCTGATTGGTGGCGGCGCGGAAGGCGCCATCAATCGTGCTTTGGCTGGAGAGGACAAGCTGGCCGATGCCAGGGTAAAGGCAGCGCAGGCGGCAGCAGAAAAGAACAAGAAAGCCATCGATGACTTCTTTGGCAACATTCGCAAGAAGGCAGAAGACCTTGATGCTGGCCGTGCTGCAGATCGTGCGCAGTTGCCTGCCAATGCCGGACCACAGCTACCCAATGCTCGCCAACTGACCGACCAGTTTTCAGGCCTGCGCGGTCTGCAGTTGCGTGCTGGTCAAGGTGATGTCTTCCAGGCTGGTGAAATCCAGTCCGCTCTTTCCGGGTTTCTTTCCAAAATGCAACAGCCGGATGCCGGGATTAACCAGCGCATCGAGGCCGGGAGCGCCGCGGCGGCTGAAGCCATCATCCGCAACAACAACCGGGAAGGCGTGCAGAACATTCAGGAAGCGATCAAGCAAGCCGTTGAGGCTGCGAAAGAAGAGGCGCAGAAGCAGACAGAGCTGGAGAAGGAAATGCTCAAGGCGCTTCAAGGCATCAAACTACCCGCCACTGTTCAGGTGGCCGTCTGAGGTAACCAATGGCCTACACGCTTTTCAAAGAAGTCATCGAAGGCCGCAGCGGCAGCGTGGACCAGCGCTACCAGCGCGCCTATAAGCGCGTGTTTCTGGTCAAGACAGATTCGGCTGGCTACGGTCCATACTACGCTGGGAGCCATCCCAGCCTGCCGCTGGTCTGGTCGGTGCATCCAGAGGATCCTTTCGCCTATTGCGTTGGCTTCTCGGTTGATCAAGACCAGAATGATGGCACCCTGTGGCGCGTCACAGCTAACTATGCCTATAACGCCGACACCTTTCAGGGTGGCGGAGTCGGCACTGGCGCCACCGGAAATCCGGCCATCGACACCCAGCAGCAAGGCCAAGCACCGACTGAGCGTGTGCAGAATCCACTGTCTAGGCCGCGGGACTACCAAATAGCCACCGTGGCCTACCCGGAAGCGCTGCGCGGCGACACCAACGGTAACGCCATTCTCAACAGCGCCTACGACCCATTCTTGCCACCAAGCGAAATCCAGCGTTTTGGCGCTCAGGTGACTATCGGCCTCAATGCGGCCACGCCACCGTCTGAAGCATGGATGAGCGCAGTTGGCAAGCTGAACGCCAGCACGCTGACCATCACGCCGCCAGGTTCCACCATTTCGCTGGCAGCCAAAACCACCCGCCTCAACAGCCTCAACGCTCAGGCCGTCTATGAAAACGGCGTAGCCTATTGGAGGTGGACGCTGGCCTTCGAGTTCAGGCCGAGCACGACTACCTACACCAGCGGTTGGGTGCAGCTTGGCAGCAGTTGGCCAGTCCTCGGCTGGAAGCTGGTGCTGCTCGATGCCGGCAAACGCCGCTGGGATGGCACGCGCTGGACGCCGTTTACTGATCCACCTGGACAGCAGCCAGTCACCCAGCCGGTGCTGATGGACGGCAACACCAACCGGCTGGCCGCCAACACCAAGCCGTACTACAAGGCCTGGGACATCTACCCGACCGTCACCTTCCCGAGTCCGCTCTGATGCCTGGCTATTCGCTGGAGCTGGAGACAATCAAGCGCCTTGGCAAGATGCTCAAGGCGTATGAAGGCGGCGGCATGGCGCCAACGCTGCGGGAGCACCTCACCGAGCAATACGAGGTGCAAGGCGTTGCAGTGCGCGTGGTGCAGGTGACGGGTGCCAAGCAATCAGACGGCACCTACCCGGCAAAGCTGCTTGGCAGAAATAGCGAGGCCTACAGTGCCACTTGGTCAGATTACGAGATCGTCAGCGTCATCGAGCCAAACAACGCCACGCTGACCAACGGCAACAAGTATGTGGCGCTCTGCGTTGGCTGGTATGCCGGCAGTGGTTCCGGGTCCGGCTCAGGCTCTGGCAGCGCGTCCGGTCTGTGGGTGGTGGCTGGTAGTGTTTCCAGCACTGCGTCAAACCTGACGCAAACCGTTGTGACTGATGTGACCTGTTCTGGTTCGACGCTGGTGGTGACCAAGAAGACTCTAGTCATACCAGGTGGCTCTATTTCTTCTGGCTCAGGCAGTGGATCCGGTTGATGGCTGAGGTCAAGTTTTACTACAGAAATTGCACCTGTTGCTCAGGAAGCGGTTCAGGCTCCGGCAGCGGGTCCGGCAGTCAGAATTGTGAGTGCCAATATTGGGCAAATACGCCTTGCGCTGGTGAATCCTACGATGCTTGTGAAAGCATTCGGCTGAGAGCTGTTATTACCTTTGACTATTCAGGCTGCAGTTCCTTTTACGGTGGCAGTTTTTGGAAATGTTCCGGTTCATCTGCCAGCGGAGCTGAGACTGGAATAGCGCCACCAGAAGAGAGCGGCAGTGACAGCGGTTCATGTCTTCAAGAATGTCCAGATTGTTGCGACCTGTTGCCAGACAGCATCACCCTAGATCTTGTTTGTGTTGGTGACACCTATGTCACCGAAAATTTGATTGATGCAAATCCGGAAGATCCAAGCTGGTCATTTGACAGCAACTGCCTTGGCAACAGGCCAGACAAGCAGACCTATATGGTTTTCCCAAGCTGCATGTTTAGCGATAGCAATAATTGCACCGGAATACTTAACATACCTCTAGACGGGTTTTATTTGGTTTTCTACCTGTTTGCTGATCCTTTTTACTTGAATCTTGTTTCCTGCAATCCGCTAGATGTCAGATACTCAATAACCTGCGGCAATTCAAGCACTTCAGTTGGTTTCAGTTTGATGCCATGTCTGAGCGCCTGTATTGGCGACAACACCTGCTGCGTGAGAGCAAACATTTCTATAACCGAGGCTTTTCCGTGATTGCAAAGCCGTGTCCACGCGATGCAAAAACATGCCTTTGCCACATCTGCAAGCTGTTCCTGCATGACGAACGCTACCGCAAACTCTGGAACGGCGAAGGACCAGCGCAGCCGGCACCCGTCATCCCAGGCAAAACATTTGCCAGCAACGCCGACCTAGCCAGAGAGCGAGCCAGACGCGGCAGAGCCAAGTGCCAGTACCTAGGCGACAAGCTGGAGCTCAAGACCACCTGTCCAGTCGGTTGCGGTGGTGGCACCGAGCTGCACGCTTGCGCCATCCATGGCACCTGCCGGCGCTTCGGCAACGACGAATCGGTGATGACCTGCTGGCGCTGTCCTGAGTACCAAGCGGAAGAGCAGCTAACGGTAGACCAGTGGGTACAACTGCTCACCAGCACCAAGCGCACCGACGATGGCGCCATTTACACAGGCAACCAGACCAAGGCGGTCGGTCGCATCATCGATGACCTGCGCCACAACCTTATCGGCAGCCGGCCAGACTTTGCCGTCGAGCGCGGCATCGTCACCACCGGCGGCGGTCGCTACTGGCCGGGAACCTGGACGATGGCCGCCATCTGCCGGGAAATTGGCTGGAGGCACCCGATACAGGCTTGGTATCTCGGCGAGAAAGAGCATGACGCCTTCTGGATCAATGAGCTGCGCAAGCTTGATGTCCTATGCGTGGACGCATACGAGGTGCGGAAACTCAATCCGTACCGCATTCTGAACGGCTTTGAGTCCAAACTCTATGCGGTGCTGCATTCCGGCATCCAGCAGCCTCTATGGATGGATTCAGACTGCTACCCCTGCCGAGACCCCAACCTGCTCTACGAGTGCAGCCTGTACCGGGAAACCGGCAGCGTGCACTACCCAGACCTAGCCAACGCCGAGCCATGGACACGCTGGGAGGGCTGGGGTGTGGAGCGTGACGACTCGCCACCTATTGAAACTGGCCAGTATCTCTACCACCTAGGCCGTGTGTGGGAAGAAGCGCAGATCGCCAGCAAGCTAAATGAAATGTCAGACCTGACATATCACTGGGACTACGGTGACAAGGGACCGGCACGGGTCGCCTGGGCGTGGACCAAGCGCCGCCGCGCCATCTACCAAACGGTCCCAGAGTGGCGAGGTCCGGCGTTCATCCATCTGGGACCAGATGGCAATCCCCTGTTCATCCACCGCTGCCGCGGCAAGGTAAACCCCAAAGGCAACAGCTTCTACACGCCGCAGCACGGCAACGGCACCGAGCCGCACAACAACCTGCCAGCCGAAGCCATTTACCAGCACTTTTTAGCCAAAGCCAAGGCGCTTTCCGAGCTTCGTGAATCCTCTACCTCAGAATGAGGAAAAGAGGAGAATCCGCATGGATTGGCTCACCGCAGCACGCGACCTAGGCTTCCCAGCAGTCATCATCGCCGGCATGGGTTACGCCATCTGGACTGCGGGAAGCTGGATCGGCAAAGAGCTGCTGGTGCCACTCAGGAACAGGCATTTCGACTTCCTCACATCGCTTGAGCAGACCAACAAAACCATAGCGGAAAGCATCAAAGAGGTGCACACGCGCATCAACGAGCTGACCTGTCTTCGGAGGGATTAAATGATTTGGGCGCTATTGCTGATCGCCGGTCAGGATCTGAAACTGCCGGCAGAAGTCAAAGGCGAGGTGGCCGCCTTTGTCACCGTGCTGGCGGAAACCAGCGGTAAACAAGTCAAGTTCTACCCTATCGATGCCGGCCTGTCGGTTTTCCCGGCAGCGCTCCTGGCAAATCCAAAAGCCACCGTGGTGGTCGCAGCCAAGGCCGGCACCTATCGCCTGCTGGCCTACACCGCATCCGGCGACATCCCAAGCGACCCGCAGATTTGCAAGGTCATCATTGGCGGCGGTAAGCCAGACGATGAGAAACCACCACCGCCACCAATTCCACCACCCGACAGCGACCCGCTGCTCGAAAACCTCATCGGCATCTACGGCGGCCTGCAGGAGCCTAACAAGCAGAAACACATTAAGGCGCTGGCCGACATCTACCGCCGCGCCGCTGCCACAGTGGACCAGTACGCCGACCTTGGCACGCTCTACGGAGGCATTCGCCGAAGCGCGACCGAGGTGATTCCTGCCGATTCCATCCGGCCTATTCGCGAGCGCATCGCCGTCGAGACCATCCGCCAGCTTGGCGACCAGCCGCAGGCGCAACTGACTCCAGCGCTCACTAGCAAGGCGGCCAGCTATTTCAGCCGTCTTGGCTTTGTCCTGGAGGAGCTGGCGAAATGAGCGAGGAACTGACCGAGTACGCCACAGGCTGGATCGATGACCAGGAGGCGGTCACCGAGGTGGTGCAGGAACTGCCGTGGTCCAACTTCGGCGCAACGGATGCCGGCTCGGTGTCGTTCGATGAAATCCCAGAGCATGTCTACGGCTGGAAGGATTACGAACAGGTTACGGGTCAGCCGTGGCCGATTTTCAACCAATCAAATTATGGGACATGCGTCAGTTTTGGTACAGCGTCCGCCATGCTGTTTACTCAAGTAAGCGAGATTAAACGAGGCGACCAAGAAAAGGCGCGCATCCCCTCAATGGAGGTGGTCTACGCTGGGAGCCGTGTGGAAGTCGGCGGCGGTCGCATCCGCGGCGATGGCTCGGTCGGCGCCTGGGCAGCCAAATGGGTGAACCTGTGGGGTGTGGTCCCGCAGGATGTTTACGGCTCGCACGACCTGACCAAATACGATGGCGCACGCGCTCGCCGCTGGGGTGCGCCAGGTGCCGGCTGTCCCAACGAGCTGGAGCCTATCGCCAAGAAGAACCCGGTCGGCAGCGTCACGCTGGTGACCAGCTTTGAGGATGCGTGCATCGCTTTGTCTCAAGGCTTCGGCATCAATGTCTGCAGTTCACAGGGTTTCCGCATGGTGCGCGACAGCGCAGGTTATTGCACCGCTGCCGGTAACTGGGCGCACTCCATGGCATTCATCGGCTACCGCAAAGGCGCTCGACCCGGTCTGTTTGTTGTGAACAGTTGGGGTGGCAACTCCACCACGGGTCCGGCGCCGGAAGGTGGGCCGGCCTCCGGCTGGTGGGTTGAGGCGAAAGTCGCCGACAACATGCTGCGAGCGCGTGACTCGTTTGCATATTCAAAGTTTACAGGGTTTCCGGCCAATCGCACGATTGATTGGATCGTCTAGGAGGTGGAGCGTGGATCCGTTACGAGTTCCGACTGAGTTTCCCGTGGTCAGCATCCGCAATCTGCTGGATTTTGTCCGCGGTAAGCATGCCTGGGATGTGGAGATTTTTGAGTCTGCGCTGACCGTGGTGGCCTACGGCTACGGCATGGCGGCTTTGCCGAAGGCTATCGGCGCTGCGCTGCCTGACCCAGCACCCGTCAACACCGTGGTGATTGAAGGCCTGCAGGCGGCACTTGACCAGCACGAAAACCCGGAAGTCAAAACCGGCATCATTCCTTGGGCGATCATTATTGAGTTTGCCATCAGCAAGCTGCTTGAGCATCTGGCGAAATGATTTGGGACCGGCTGTTGCGCTCGGCTGGCCAGTACTGGGGTGCTGCTCGCTCTCCCAAATGGTCAGCCGTGCGCAAAGCCTTCGTCAAATCCAACCCTTACTGCTCAGCCTGCGGCACAACCCGTGAGCTAGAGGTTCACCACATCATCCCGTTTCACATCGATGCCAGCCGCGAGCTCGACACCGCCAACCTATTGACGCTGTGCTCCGATTGTCACTTCTACATCGGCCACCTGAAGGACTGGAACAGGTACAACCCGCAGGTGCGGGATGATGCGTTGGCGCTGTTCAGGAGGTTCTCGGAAACCATTTAGCGCTACTTGACCCCGACCTTTTTCTTGGCTTGTACCAGCGCTTCCGTAGCCTGCTTGATCAAATCCTGCTTTTCTGCGTCAGGTAAGGTCGATGCGTTCACATACTTGATTGCATCCGCCAGGCGCTTGTCGCCGTTCTGAATGTAGGTGATCGCCTGCGCCTGCATCTGGTCGGCAATCTTTGGGTTGGATTCCTTGAAGGAATCGTCGTAGCGCTTGATGTATGAGGCCAAACCGGAAGATAGTTTGGTAATGGAGCTTTTCGCTTTTGCGTTTACCTTATCCACCTTTTCAATTTGATCTTTTTCTTCTTTCATTGCTTTCATTTTTTTGTCTTTTTCCAGCTTTTCTAATTCCATTTTCTTGTTTTCAGCTAATGCGATTTCTCTTTCAGTCGACTGCTTTTTCAGGGACTCTTTGACCAAAACTGAGGTGTAATTAAGCAGTTCAGGCTTAACCGTCTCAATAACCAGAACTGTTTTGTTTGCACCTAATACGGATGTGTATGAAGTTGTTTTTGCGATTTGAAAGCATGCGTCAATTTTAAACTTCATTCCGTCAGTCAAGCCATTGGTATTGATGCCATCGACAACAAAAAAATCACTTAATATTTTGCCATCATTTATTTTCGCAAGAATTTGGTTTTTGTTAATCACCTGAACTACTTCAAAACCTTCATCAATTGTGCCAATTTCATTTAATTTAAAATGAAAGATTCTTGGAATTAAAAGCCTATCACCAGCTTCTATTTCCTTAAGCAATATCTCCGAATAGTTGACAAAATTGTCGTCGTTTTCAATGTCTTTAAAATAAGAAACTTGGTTTTTGAAATCCTTTCCAGGCTCTCTTTTGATGCTTCCTATAAGCGTAAAAATGTTTTTTGTTTCTTGAAGTTCTTTTCTGTCATTCAAAACAAATGCGTTAAATTTGTAAGCATTTGTAATTGACCATTGGCCGATTTTAAAAGCCAGAACCTTGTATTGTTCCAGTTCACCTTTGTCTTGGTAAAAATTTGAAGACAAAAAACTTAAGCCAACAAAAATACTAGCGACCATGGGACGAGCTCCTAACCGTATCTCTCTACAATTTGGGACCGCTGGGACTCTGTGATTTGCGCATAACGCAAAGTGATGTTGTCAGACTGGTGACCGAGAATAGCACCAATCACATCGGTATCAACACCTTTCAATTTCAAATAGGTCGCCGAAGTGTGGCGAATTTGCCTAGGGGTATAGGCTGGTATTCCTAACTCTTGGCACCGCCTCACAAACACATTGCGGTAGGTGTCCTTCAGGATGGTCCCGCCTTTTGTAGTTGGGAACAACAAGCCGCCAGACTTGGCGCTGGCGATAAAAGGCTCAACGGCTTTCCGCGCTCTTGGTCCCAACAAAATGACCAGCTTTTGACCACGGTGCCGGCCTTTATGTTGTCGCGGTATGTACTGCCAGACACCATCGCCACGCTTGATTTCCTTGGCACTGGCAGTGATAGCTGTTTCTGCGCGCTGGCCGGTGTAAAGGTGGAAATTAAAGATGGCTCGCCATCTGCCTTTGAGCGCTTGCCTAAGCATCGCTAGGTGCTTGATTGGGATAGGCTCAATCAGCCGGCTTTTCTTGCCAACACCGCGGACTCGTTCCCACCTGGACAATCGGATGAACTGTTCGCTTGTGATCCAGTCCTGTTTTTCAGCCTTGGAAAAGCAGCGAACTAATCGACCCATGTATTCCCGAAGTGTTTTGGCGCTGATCTTTTTCCTACCCATCGCCAGTCGATCCCTGACGAGGTGCATGTGCTGGCGTGAAATCTCTTTAAGTGGTGTGGACCCAAGGCCAAAATCAGCGACCAGCTGAGCGGCTCGTTTGCAAACTCCGAATTCTCCGGTCGGCTTACCATCCAAACGAACATATTCGCGCCGGCATTCCTCCAGCCACCAAGCCAGCAGGCCTGCCCAGGTGTGAACCTTCGTTGGAACCTTTGACTTAATTTCGCCAGCATTTTCTCTGATATATTCTTCTGCCCACTTTGTATAGGCAAGCTGGGTGTCAATTACACCTGAAGGACCAAAGTAAACAACCTTCTTGGTGCCGGGAATGGTCACATAAGAGCGACCTGACGCCTTATGGTGGCGCAGGGTTGGCACCCGGATTTTCGGTAAAGCTGACTGAATTTCGGTAGAAGGTTTCGGTAAATGATCCAATTTTCGGTAATCTTCTGGCATTTTCGGTAATCCTAACCGAGGTAGCCGTTTTGCGTTTTACCCTTATTTTCCAGAGGTTTAAGGCATTCGGGGCGACAGGATTCGAACCTGCGACTTCTTGGTCCCAAACCAATCTGAAAAATTTGGAAAACACTGCAAAACAAGCCTCTTTCTGCTTTTCGGTAGCCATTCTGGCCACAACCTATACCCCCATTTTCCCCTGATTTCTTCAGTACGGAAGTGCAATTTCGGTAATTCGGTAAATCTTGTTTTTCGTGGTTGTCTACTAAGAAGTCACTGGTAGGTTATTCCGTATGCGCAGGGTTGACTGGTTATAGTGAACATGCGTACAGTAAAGGTGTAGGGACTGTCTCCCCTACCCGGATCGCCGGCGTGGTGATCCGCCTTAGCGCCAGAATGGCCTAGGCGAAATTGGACATAAAAAGTGGAGTTCTTGAAAACGACCGAGGTGGCTCGCCAGTTGGCGGTTTCACCCAACACAGTGCTCAGTTGGATAACGACCGGCGTACATATCGCCGGCATAAATCACCGGCTCGATGCGCAACGCATTGGGCGCAATTTCCGAATCACCCAAGATTCGGTGAATAAATTCCTGGCTGATATGCAGCCAAACCAGACTATTTCTTGCGTGGCTTCTTCGCCTTCGGCTTTGCGGCTTCCTGCTCGGCGGGAGTCTCGGAGTCTGGAGCGGCAGTTACGGAAGAAATGATTTCTGGGTGGTTTTGCTTTAGCCACATTTCGTGTGCTTTGTCCATCTGAAATCCCATAGGCGTACCAAATTTCAGTTGAACAGCCATAGCACGCGCTCTGGTCAGGTCTGAAACCCGAATTTGCGGTTTTTTACCGGCCAAATGCAAAGCCTCCCTAGTCGACCCCTGTCAACAAAAATTACCAAGTTTTCCTTGAATTGAAAAGTTTTTAAACCGAATAGGGTTACAGGGGTTGACAGGGGTCGACCCCTAGATAAACATACGCCTGACACGGTGGA